CCACGATTTATGACAATAATAGATGCCAACTCACCCTCTACAACACCTGTTGAATTTACACTATAATCTAATTGATTTGTGTTTTTTGGTGCTGGAATCCAATCAGTATTCACATACTTGTTTGATGGTTTTACATTATACATATACTTCCACAAATAACCATCAGCCGTTGAGATTACACCATTTGATGTGGAGTAGTCACCTGTAGGTTCTACGGTAGAGTTTGCGGAAGCATTGTTAGAAAGACATTTGTAAACATTTCTATCCGATGTAAAAACATACATCGGTTTCAAATTCTGTGTTGTATTGGAACTCAACAAATCGGATACAGAAATAGTATCATCATACCCACGGTATTTCGTATTTGCAGTCCAATTGATTCTAGGAAAAACCAATTCCACATCGTTTGCGGTAATTCTTTTAGCTGCAAACATATTGTCCCATGTGGATTTTTCATCGGCTATCGTATCAACTATTGAACTAGGTGTAGATTCGTTAGCATATGGAACATGGTTACCAATAAAGATATAACCAATAGTCGGACTTGTTGCATCCGAAAATGATTCTTTGAATTGGGTTGCAATATTGTAACCTAGTTTTTTAGTTGTGACTGATGGCATAGTTATTATTTATGTCAATATTATGATAGATTGTGCGGTTGCATTGGAACTAAATGCAGAAGAAACCGTAATTGTTGTATTATTGATAATGTTATTTACTGTTCTAATTTCATTGTTTACAGAAATTCTTGTTCCAATTGTTAATACACCATTAGTATTTGCAATATTGAATCTTGTATTTGTACCTAAAATTGTTATAGAACCGGTTGTGACATTTACTCTACCAGACACACCTCTTGTTTGTCCAGAAGAAACAGAAACATTATCACTAATTGTGTTAGAATATGTAAATTCAGCATAGTTTACGAAACCAGCTGGATGTAACAATTCTTTCAAAACTTTTTTATATCTTGTAAACTCTACAGCTGAAGCTGTAACATAAGAATAATCAACATAGTAATTTCTACCTGCAATCTTTCTCTCGGTAGTAGAAAGAATAGAATCTGATGTAATCCAACGGCCAGGGAAAGTCACATAAGACTTTTCAATTTCAGTATTAGCCGTGGCGGTTCCGTCACCCTTGTCTGTCAAATCAATTAACGGCAAGTATTCGTAACCTGTACCACCAGTAAGAACTTTGATAGAAACAATTTCACCTGGTTGTTTTGCACCAGAAGCACTCAACTGTTCACCATCGCCATAGATTGATGCAATTTCTAAGTTAGCACTTGAACCTGATGTTGAAGATACTGTAATTGTTGGAAAACTGTTTTGAACATAGTTTTGTCCACCAATCAAATATGTGCCATATAGACCAACTTTCTTATTTGTTGAAGTGGCCGTAAACATCGCATTGACTGTTAGATGTGTTGAATTAGAAATAGCATTTACAAAACGAGTCATGTTGTTGACCATAATTCGGTCTCCAACAGTCAATTCTGTATTGAAGTTTGTTCCTGTTCCAACTAACCAAATGCTGTTGTTTGTTGTGTTTGCCGTGCCAGTAATTCTGTATGGTTGAAAATCTACTTTTGTAATTGCACCAGATGAAGAAACATTAGTAACAGCTGCAGCTGCACCGAAACCAAATGTCATTGGAGGGTTACCACCAAAAACAATTTCATCACCAATCTGATATCCAGAACCACCATTATTGATTCTTATTCTACCTAAAGAACCAAATGATGATATCAAATGTTCTCCTGTTCCTGAATCAAATGTAGCACCCAAAGCATTCAATGCTGGTGTAATTGTTGTTGCAGTATTAGAGAAAAGAATTGCAACGTTTGTAATGGCACCAATGTCTGTGATTGCACCTTCAGAGAAAGCATCTGCTAAAACAGTTGCCACATTTTCGCCTGTAGGAATTACTGTTGATGGGAAACCATAGTCTGAAGAATTGATTGCAATACTAGCATAAGGACTAATTTCATCCGCAGCAGTAATATAAAACACATTAGCAGTATTTGCACCACTTGTGTCAACAGCGTCAATCGCAAGTGTCAAAAATGCTGAAGCATTACCACTTGGAACTACTGAGCCACCGTCTTTAAATCCAGAAGCACCATAGTTTACTGTAATCTTATCAATGAAACCTTCAAACACATCATCAATGATTGCGGTAGCAGGTGTGTCAAATTCACCGCCTGTAATAGTTACCACATCACCAACATTATAACTAGCACCACCTGTAATAACATTGATACGAGATAAAGCAGAGAATGTTGTAAGTGTTAGGCCAATTAATGTATCATTTTCATCAACAATATCTGCCGTAACTTCTTCACCATTGATAAAGTTACCAATCAATGTTTTATTATCAATATACAACTCTACGGTAGACTGATTTGTAACAACTCGGCGAGCAACACGCTCAACAAGAGCTGTTGCACCTGAAGTTACACCTGTCAATTTTCTGTTTACTAATAATGACACATCAAATGTATCATAGAACACATTGATTACTGTTCCGTTAGCCGGTGCAGTATTGAATATTATTTTACGAGATTCTCTGCGAATAGTGAAGCCTGATGTGGTCAATACACCATTAACATACACATCAATCTCATTTGGATTTACCTGTGATACAAGATAAAATGTATTCTTTACACCATCACCAACATAATCACTACTAATAGCTGAGTTTACACGCAAAGCGTTTTCAATCAACCACTTTGAAGCTGAAGCTTTTAGAACATTATTTTTAGGTAAATATAAATCAACTTCTTCACCAAACAACATTCTAAAAAGTAATTTGAATGATTTTTCATTACCTCTAGCTAAGTATAAAGGCAATAGATTTTTTACAAGAATAGCTTTATCTATTTGACCATCTCTAGGAACAAGAGAACCAAAAGTATTGAAAAAACTATCTTCAAAATCATTTATTGAAGCGTCAACATCAGAAATAAATTTCATTGCTTTTGATTTAGCAATCAAATCATTATTTTCTGTACCTTGTTTATTTTCAAGGTATTCGTAATACGCTTCTAAAAAAGTCACAAAGTTAGGATGTTCATCACGGATGAACTCCGGTACTTGGCGATTTACCAGTAGAGATGTTTTTTGGTCAGACATTAGATACTTTCTAATTCAATAGTGATTGCACTTGGGTCATCTTCATCAAGTGTGATAATAGTGTTTTTGTTTGTTTCAATAATGCCTCTTTCTGATTCTAAAGATAAACGAATTAGGCCATCGGTAGATGAAACAGATAATATATTGATATCGTTTATATAGATGATACCATTATCATAGTCTATCTCACCAACATTATCATCAACAATTTGTCTTTCAGCGTTACTATCATAATAAATTGTTCTTAATGTTCCTGTGCGAGCATCAATGATAGCAGAGGCAACAGCACCAAAACCGTTTCCGCCTGAAATCGTTACAATAGCTCTTGTATAATCTGTACCACGTTTTGTGATGTTGATTCTTTCAATTTTACCATTTACAATAACTGCTTCAGCTTCAGCACCAATTCCATCGCCTGTAATTGTGATAGTTGGTGCAGCTGTGTAACCACTACCTGCATTGGTAACTTCAATTGAAGATAAACCAGAATATGATTGTGGTATTTCATCAAATTGAACTGTTCGTCTTATGCCTGAAACATCTATAACATCAAATTCGGTTGATGTTAATTTATTTGAAATTGTTCCTCTGTGTAAAGAAACACCAAAAACAACTTCATAATTTTTTGTAGAATTGATTGTTGGTTCAAATCTTTTCTGAACACGAACAACAGTTTCAGAACCAACAATAGAATTCAAATTTGTATCATCAATTTCATCTTGAAATTTAGATATAGCAAATGTAGCACCAAACTTATCCAAATATGTTTGTTTATAAGAAATAACAGCATTACGAATGTTATTTTCTATTGTGTCAACTGAACTTGTGGTTTTTCTTGGGTCATATTTGACATAGTTGTTTACCAACAAATACAAATATTCTGGATCCCGAATTTCTGCTTGAACCGCAACAATAGCCTTAGGTGTAATAATCTCATCAATGATTCTTTGCTTTTCTGTTTCAGAAATAAAATAATTAGTTTTAGGTTTTAAAGAAATATAAACTTTACCATATACAGGAGGAGTTTCATCTTCTCCACCCCAAACGGATAAAGAATCAATACTTGGGTAATTTCTCTTTACATAGGCTTCATAATCTTTAAATGTTACCAAACGATTCTGTGTAGCATATTGAGAGCGAGCAGAATACTTGATTGATTCAACAGATTCTCTGTCAGCACCACCAGAAGCAACATCAACAATATCTATTGTGAAATTTGTATAACCATCAATAGCTGTTGTTGCAACAAAGCCATTTGCTTTATTAGCAGCAGAACCATTTGTAACCAAATATGTTACAGTTACGATTGCACCATCACTTAATTTCTTTCCAACAACACCGTCACCAAAATATATTTCATACCTTCCGTTTTTGCCTTCTTGTAAAAAATAAACATTTGAAGTTGATGATACATCCAAAACTTCAGTCACTTGAGTATATACTGTAACTTCAGTATTTCCTGCTGAAGGTGTTACAGACACAGTAATAGTTGTTGTGTCAATGTTAGCATCAGGTAAAACAAAAATTGCTTTTGGATTTGAAGATTCAGTATGATTAAAATTGTAGGTTACTAATTGACCCTCATAGATGTTCAAATCTTCAAAATGAAAAGATGTATTAGATTTTGTTACAGTTGCTGATTCTAGTGTAACAAAATTATATGATTTATTATCAATCAAGCTTGACCTAAAAACATATCCTTTAGGAATAGTCAATGTTTCAGCTGTGGTTGTTCCACTATCAATAGTAAGATTGATAACAGCTCTTGATGATGTAACAGAATATGGAATATAACCTAAAGTTTTTGCTAAAGAAACGGCTGAATCTCTGAGAATAGCAGTATCTAAAAATGCCTCATTGGCAACCATATTCAAATAGTAACCATTATAATGAGTATTATAAGCTAGTATATCTAAAAGAACGGAAAGACCAGAACCATCAAAGTCATAATCTGAAAACTCTGATTGTTGTTGTAAAAACGATTTTAGGTTGGTCTTGATTGTATCAAAATCAAGTTCCGTTACACGTAAACGGTTGGCAGGCATTTTATCTTATTCGCTCTAATAAAAAGTTGATTGATATTGGTTCTGTTCTGTTTATAATTGAAAATGTCATTTGAACAGAATACGCATTTTCATCATATCTTGGAGTTACAATAATTTGTTCAATGTTAACTCTAGGTTCAAAATTCAATATTGTTTGAGTAATCTCTCTTTCAATATTTGCAGCAGTAACGGTGTCTAAATTTTCAAACAACATTCTACGAATATTTGAACCAAGTTCTGGTTGAAATGGTCTTTCGTAATGGTTAGTCAAAATCAAATTTTTGACAGAGTTGATTACAGCCATTTCACCAGTATGTTTGGTGATATCTTTTTTGACTGGATGAGCATTGAAGTTCAAATCCAAATCTTTGAAATCTCTAGCGGTATTGGTAATTACTGTTGCCATTGTTTATTTATTCGTTACATTTGAGGGTTTGGAGTTCCTACTCTTCCGCCTTGTGGGTCAGGATGTGTATGACTATTGTAAATTGCTCTATCAGCAGACATAGTTCTTTCGCCATCAGACACTAATCCATCAGCAGAAATATTTTCAGTAGAGGTTATATTTCCTGTTACACTTACATCACCAGTTACATTTACATCACCAGTGATATTGAAAGTTGGTGCAGTAGCATTTACACTACCTGATACGGACATATCTACTTGCCCACCAATTTGAGCGGTAACATTGCCGTCAACAAAAAGGGCAACATCACCTTTGACATAGACTGAATCATCACCAATAACGACAGTAAACTTGTCTTTCTCAATGCGTTCCGAACGGTCTCCATCAGGTCCCCATTCAACATACGAACCAGAGCGATGATACAGATGTATCCTTTCATTGGAAGGTGTGTCATCAAACTCCAAAGCGTGCCCACTTTCAGATTCATATACATTATTATATGGGTAAGTTGCCGAGTAAAATGCGTCAGGTTCAACCTTACTTGCCTTTTTCAACTGTTTACTGGTTACTATGTGAGAAGCAAAATCGCTGTCATTTCTTGCTAAACGTGATGTCGTTGGTTCATCCAATTTTCTAGGATAATTCGTTTGTATTTCATCAGGTTTTACTGGCGCTTCTGATAACTCATCACCAGTTCTTGGGTCACAAAATCCTTGTTGTGGATTTCCAGGTGACATTGGAATTCCAGGAAGAACACCCATCATCACAGGTTGTTGTGCGTTTTCACCATCAAGGAAAAAACCAACAACCATATCAGATTCTTTTGGTGTATAAGTGTTTGCATTATTCAATGGCAACATCGCTTGTGACCAAGGCAGATTATCAGTTGGCAATTCAACTTTACTATCTGTATGCCAACCAGCAATTCTCACTTTACAACGGCCAAGCTTCAATGGGTCTTGTCTGCTTTCAACAACACCAACCCACCAAATAAAACCATTTAGTCCAGCAAATTCTTTATTCATTAGTAAAAGATAGCCTCATATTGGTCACTTGATTGCTCAAGTGGAATAAATGGTTTGTTGGTTGAATCTGTGACAACCTCAACAACAGTTTCGTGTTTCTGATATGTTATAATATGTCTTGTTCCAATAATTAAATATTTTCCACTCAATGAGGTATCTTCATTACTTGCACCTCTTGTTTGAGCTGCTCTGGTTGGCATCTTCAAATTCAAATTGTAACCAGAAGTTATTGCAAAATTTCCAGGCAAAGTCATTCTAACTCGCTGTTGAACTAAGTTATCTAAAATTGCTTTTCTTTGAAAGATAAACTTTTCAGGATTTTCAGTCTTTGTGATTGATGTTGGATCCCTATCTTTCACATAAGAACTTGTTTCTAATGCTTCACCAAAATAAAATAATGTTTTGCGTGAATCTGTCATGTCAGTATTCAAACGATTTTCACGGTTAGTAACTGCTGAAAAGTTTGGTAAATCATTACCTTTTTTAGTTAAGTCGTAATGGTCACCATATTTGATTTCTTTTGTTCTGATTGTTCTTGTCAATGGGTCAAAACCAACAAAACTACCAGAATATACTCCAGACCTGGTACTTTTTATAAAATCAAATTGTGAAATAACTTTTACATCACGAGCACCTTTCATTTCATTTTCAACACTATCTGATATATTCTTTATATCAAAGTTTACATCAAATAATGGAGCACTTGTCAATAATGTTGACAATGAAACAAAATTATAACCTACTTGATTTTCAAAAAATAAGAAGTTTGGTAAACCATCAACATCTAATGCTCTTTTTGCACACCAAGAAATTGCTTCAATTGGTTTCAAATTAGGTATAACAATATTTCTTATACCATATGAATTATCAAAATAAGCATTGAGTTTTGAATATGGTGTTTGTAGGTAGTCAGTCAATATGCCGTAAGCCGCATTTGAATATGTGTCATCATATACTTGGTTTATTTTCTGTTGTTCAGAATAAACATATTCATCAGAAACAAAATGTAAAATGTAAGTTTCGGATGTTTGATTATCTTGTTTACGATTTGTTAGCTTGTAAATATGAAATGATTGTTTTATAGCTAAACTATCTTTGTCTTTAGAAATATCAACCAATAAAAATTCACTACCATCCAACAAAAGTTTATTAGATAAACCAATAGCATCTTTGATAACAATATTACCAGACATACATGGTTGCATAATGCTATCAAAGATACTCAATTCCTCAAAAATGGAACGAACATCAATCTTACCAGCTTTGGTAACAACAACCATTTCATTGATTTGAAATTGTGTGGATTGACGAACTTCAAAACTCATAACTTGAGAACTCTTTTCACTTCTTGTTCAGCTGCATTTACAAATTCAGGTTTTAGTATTTTGATAAGTCTTTTATCATCATTCAATTCCACTTCATATTGATAATATGTTTGTGGTTCTTTTGTAATTGCAACCGTAATTATATTACCATCACCTAGTGTTACGCTAGATGTGGTTTCTGAAACATTAGCATATGTGCTAGCATCAATTTCAATTCTTTCTTGGATAAATTCACCACTAATTTGCTCTGTGCGTGTTTCAATTTTAAAGTATTTAGCGTTGTTGGATTGTGCCCATGTCATACCAGAAACACCAGTATTTGCGGTGTTAGCATATGATGCTGATGAATACTTATCTTCAACATATTGAATTAGTGTTCTTTCATTCAAAGGCCAATCATATTGTGGGTCAATGATATCATTTAGATTTAATATAATCCAATGTCTTTCAGAAGAACCATAAAATTTATTTGCAACAATTTCTGGTGTTTCACCATCTTGGACCGAATACTCATAAAATACAACTGTATTTTCTTTGAATGATTTTTCAAAACTAAATCTGGATATAATATTAGTCAATACATCCAAGTTAGTTGATTCATAAT